TAAAAAGAAATTAAGAGCTCAAGTTAAATCCCGATGGTATTATATTTTCTGGGGTACTGCTACAGTAGCTGTATGTGCTGGTCAGTTATTTGTAGGAAGCGGTTTCCGTAGAATGGCAGAAAGTTTTGAGGATGTATTGGATTCTCCTATACAATTAGATTTTGGTATCCCTCGTTATCGACACCCTATGCTGGTTCCTGAATGGCATGATGAAGATGGTAATATGTTATGACAGAAGAAGAATTAGAAAAGGAACGTCATATTGATGATGACTGTAATGTAGTTGCTCATTATTATAGAGCAAAGATGATGCATCCCAATATTCCTTTTTATCTTCAAGATGAAACGGGTCAAACTTTTGAGTTTGGATGGGATTTGATATATCAATATATTGGAAATATTTCTTATTATCCTGATTGGTAATGAAAGATCCTCGTAAAGCATTGAAGACTCCTCTGAGATATCCTGGAGGTAAGTCTAGAGCAGTAACTAAAATGGATCAGTATTTTCCTGATCTACGAAACTATGTTGAGTTTCGTGAACCCTTTCTTGGTGGGGGAAGTGTTGCGCTCTACATATCTAAGAAGTATCCTCATTTAAAGATTACTGTTAATGATCTTTATGAACCACTTGTAAACTTCTGGAGTAATCTTCAGATGTTTGGTGTAGAATTAAGTGAGGAACTTAAGGAACTTAAATTAAAACACAATGATCCAGATTCAGCGAGAGTACTTTTCACTCGTTCTAAGGAACGCATTAGTAGCAGCGATTGTTCATCCCTTGACCGTGCTGTGGCTTTTTATATTGTCAATAAGTGCAGTTTTAGTGGTCTCACGGAGAGCTCTAGTTTTTCATCTCAAGCTTCTAACAGCAATTTTTCACTTAGGGGAATTGAGAAGTTACCTGGGTATCAAGAAATCATATCGAATTGGCACATAAATGGATACTCTTATGAGTATCTAATGACCAATAATATGCATGATGGTATATTCATGTATCTAGATCCTCCTTATGACATTAAGGATAATCTATATGGAAAGAAGGGATCTATGCATAAGGGATTTGATCATGATAAGTTTGCAGAAGATTGTGATGCTCATAAGATTGATATGATGATCAGTTATAATTCAGATCAATTAGTCAAGGATAGGTTTAAAGGATGGAATGCTGCTGAATTTGATTTAACTTATACGATGCGTTCTGTTGGAGAATATATGAGAGATCAAAAAGAAAGGAAGGAATTGTTGTTAATGAATTATGGAGATAAACCTAAGATTCAGCTTAATTTTGATGGATGTTATAAGTATGGTAGATTAAAGAAAGAGGGGTTGGTGGGATGAAAGGAGTAAAAAAAATTCTTCATGAATCAATGAGAGAAAAACTGGATAGTCTTCGTTGTCGAGAAAATAATTATCCTAATATTGTTTTTTATTCTTATAAGACGAGTCCTCATGATCATGTTAATGAACATGAGATGAAACGATTTGAGCACAGTTTTCGTTCACTAAGGGAGTTTAATAATGAAATACCTGTTTATTTGTTTTGTGATGATTCTTCTATTATTCCCTCTCATTTCACTACTGACTTTTCAGTAAAAGTTACACCTTTTGTAGAGGGATTTAATCACAATCATTTGTTTATTCATCGATGGTGTAATCTTAAATTTTTTGAGGAAGATTATAATATTCTATATGTTGATTCGGATGTCATCTTTTATGATGATGTTCAGTATATCTTTGATACTTATTGTACCTGTCAGGTATATGGTAGAGAAGAGATGGGATTCCGACATGATCCTAATACTGGAGGAGGAAGAAATATAAGGGAACAGTTGGATATGGTTGATGTGGGGATATATGACTTGGGTGGTATTGCTCCCATGTATAAATTCTGTATGGGTGTCTTGTTATTGAATGATAGTGTTCATAAAATGATTGTCCATTCATTGGATGACATGATTCAGTTGATGGATAAGGTTACTACTAATCAAGTCTTTGTTCCTATCCCAAATCGACGTATATTGGATGAATATGTTATGTGGGTCATATTGAGTCGAATTGGTGCTGTAGGGGGTTTATTCGCGGTCCAGGATGTCACTCACGGGTGGATAGAGCAGAAACACCAAGAGTATTTTTATCCAGTTGTTTGTCACTATACAACAAAGAAAGAACAGGAGTTCGCTAAATCTGATAAGAAGTATAATAATTTAATTAGAGATACAGAAGCATTAATGCAAGAGATAGATCCTTATTCAACAATGGAAGCACAGACTATTGATCATCTCCCTCCAGAGATGATTGAAGCATTGGCAGAAAATCCTCCTATAGTAGCATCAGATGTATGGTCTGATCTAAATCCTGGCTATGAGGATGAATAATCAAACTAAGTTAGTATTTGCGTTAGAACATGTAGCGCATTTACATGATTTGATTGAGGGTAATGAATGGGAGAACCATTTAAAACAATCTCTTGTTTCGTTAGAGGTGGAACTTGAACGTCAATTGGATAATGAACTTAGTAGAAAGGGGTTAAAATGATATGATTGAAGTACTAGACAATTATCTACCAGAGTCGGATTTTAAGGTATTTGAATCTCATGTTCAGAATATGTTTAGTTGGGACTTTTATAAAAAATGTAATCCTAGTGCTCCAAGTGAACATGATTTTCAATTTATGCACACGTATATTGATCAATATAATCTGATGTATCCTAATGCGGATTATATACCTCGATTGGTTATGGGTCCATATATGAGGGCAAAGAAGGGAAGGATAGTATTATTGAGAGCAAGAACTAATTTATACATAAAAACAAAATTATTTCCCACAGGGATGGGAGTGCATAAAGATATTCCTGATGGTGGTCCGTTAAAATTTTTTACTCTTATACTTTATATGGAAGATAGTAATGGTAAAACTCATTTTAAAGATAGTGGGAGGAAAGTAATTAGTAAAAGGAATAGGGCAGTTATTTTTTCGTCTCATTTGGATCATCAAACAATTCCTCACACTAATATTTTGTTTAGATATCATATAAACATAAATTTTGCATGGGATTAAATGAAAGAATTAAAGGACTGGTTAAATTCTATTAATTTTACAAAGGAAGATATATCAGAAGATATAAAGGATTATCCTCCATATATTGTTAATCGTTGTTTGTCTGGACATCTTGATTGTATTATGTTCGTGAATGAAATGAATAAGTATCCTAACCTAGACAAGGATATGCAATATAAATTTTATCTAAATACACTTAGGAAAAAGAAGAGATTTTCTCCCTGGCTCCGCAAGGAAAAAGTCACGGATCTCCAAAGTGTTAAACAATACTATGGTTATAGTAATGAGAAAGCATCTCAAGCACTGAAAATTTTATCAAAACAACAACTGGAATTTATTAAACAACGACTTGAAATTGGAGGATCGAAATGACTACAGCTGTAGAACCTGAAGTCAAGTGGTCTCAGGACCAAATGGTGGAAGTAACTCTTAATGAACCTGATGACTTTCTTAAGGTCCGTGAGACTTTAACACGTATTGGTGTAGCATCTCGCAAGGAAAAGAAGCTATATCAATCATGTCATATTTTACATAAGCAGGGTAGATATTATATTGTTCATTTTAAGGAGCTGTTTGCTCTGGATGGTAAACATGCTAACCTCACACTTAATGATGTACAGCGACGTAACCGCATTACTCGTTTACTTGCTGATTGGGGACTTATTTCAGTAGTAAAAGCAGATACTGTTGCTGATATTGCACCTCTTAATCAAATTAAAGTACTTTCTTATAAAGATAAGGGTGATTGGATCTTAGAACAGAAGTATAATATTGGTAAGAAAGGAAAGACGCAAGATGCTGATTAATTCCTTTGCTTCCATATATGCTTATTGGATTGTGTGTTATTGTTATCGTATAACTTTGATGGGGTAAACCCTACTGCACTTTTTAGCGGTTTGTGTTATAAATAGGTATGGATGCCTTCGGGGTCCACAAATCACAAACTCGCTTAGTAAAGGAGCTACAATCATGGGCACACTAGCCAGGTATCATGCTGCCAATCTTCCAGAACTCTTTGAGAGGATT